AAAAATTACTCTCAAAAACCATATCTGATAATTGAGGTTTCTTTAGTTTAAGCATCGGTGTCTCCTTTGTCGGTTTTGTGTGGGGCAGGAATACCGACAACCCACCCCACTATAGACGTCTATTCTTGTGTTTTCTTAGCCTTCGATTCTTTGGCTAGTTCGGGCTTGTCGGCTAACCCCAACTCCTTGACAGTCTTAGCGTCAATCTCATCGCCAACGTAAAAAGTTTTCTCTTTACCGTTAACTGTTGCGTAAAATTTACGAACTGCAATCATGATACTGCTCTCGTTAGTTTTACTGACGCATCCTCTGTGGCTTCATCATACATTGCTCGGATAGTAACATCCTGCATTGCATTAGTGCCTGTGAAATCAATATTAGATCCCACAAATTTACACTTAGGAAATACGAGAGTGTATTTTTTACCCGATACTGATCCGAGTGGAAAAGTAACTGCAAAGAGCGAGTGATTTGTATCTCTTGCTGCATTGTAAAGCGCTGAGAAGTTGGTATCGACATGAACTCTTGCAGTTATCTCAGGAAGCAAAGCCCCTTTTGTAATGCCATCCTTAGTAAAAGAGCTTCCTAGCACTGTCTGCGCTTCTCTGCCCTCGTAGTTAAAGTTTATCGTAGCACTCTCGAAAGCGTCTAGCGTATATCCTGCAAATGCTATCGTTCCAACATCAACGCCAGATGTTAAAGGCGCTCTTTCGGTTTGATCTGTATATGATGAGCTACCGATTGCTGATGTAGTCGTATCAAGCGAACCCATGCCAGTTAGATCAAATGAAAACCCTATCTCTGCATTAGAGGCGAGTGTTATCGATCCACCAGATGCCTCGACACCAGTGTAACGCATCATTGTTAGCGTACCGCCAACTCCTGCGCTAATTGCGTTTTCAACAGTAAAAGATTTGGTTGTCTTTGCGCTTTTTAATACGTTTGTTGAGTAAGCCCCTTGAAGCAAACTCTCCAAAAATGGATCGTAAGCTCCATAAACTAACGTGCCTGACATAGTGCCAGTAACGTCAATTCCTGCGATAGCCGTTTCCACAGCTTCGCCTTTTGCTGCGAGTGATCGATGCTCGATTACGTTTGGAGCAGCGGTCATATTTATTGGAACATCGCTCGTTGTGAACGATGGAGATGAGGGAGTTGTCCCTGCTGTAGCTTCAGCCACAAACGCACTCCGTAGCTGATTTGATGCAATGCCAGTCATGTTGTGGCCTCCTTATTTAAACTCATATCGCACGAAAGGCGCGACAAATGTTGCAATATGAAATGGTATATCAGAAACCTCGCCAGATATATAGGGGTGCTGTTGATCTGGTGAAAATCTGATAAATTCGTTTGTAGTCGCTGCTGCACCCGTATTATCAATCCTTTTATCAAAGAAAATACCGTCTAATGTTTCTGCGTAACCTCTCCAAGTCGCAGACCCTTTTCCGTTTTCAGTAAAGATCTGAATAGTTACAATTCCACTATAATCTATTCTATTCGTGTTTGCACCTATAGATCCTTGCAAAGTTAAACCATTTTCTATTGAAACTCGGATACTATTAAAAGAAGGGCTAAACTCATGCCCATCGAAACCTATAGGAGTCGTGCCTGACCATTGAGTATTTAAATATGTCTCAATCGCTCTGCGCTCTAGTGCATAAGTCATATCAATACGTTCCTATATTTGGTTCGCATCTCGGCTAAAGTTAGTGCAACCATACCTTTCGGAGCTTGCTTAGACCATCCATTTTCTAATCTATTTGCATAAGGCAGATTATTTTGAATAATTATTGATTTGTCTTTCTTATACTCAAAAGTCTCTATTGTTTGTGTACCTTTAGCAATCGATGAGGTTCCTGTCTTATCGACTGTATTCAACTTTGCAGGGTTCATTCTATTCTTGCTGACGATCCAATTACCTCTAAATCGACCAGTATCAACAGGTGACTTTTTTACAATGCCTCGCAAACTATCCATTGCAATCAATGAGATAACGTCCTCGATCTTTTCATCTGTATCGACTAGCTCTTTGTTTAGTTTGATCTCAAAATTCTTATAACTCATTTCTGCAACACCACTCCATATTGAACAGAGTTAGATCCGACAATCTTTTGCGCTGCTTTTACCTCATAATCAACAGATGAGATAGTTAGCTTATATCCCTCTTTGATAATTTCGGTAAAACCTTCGAACAAAACTAGCTGACGATTAGAGCCAATAATCGCATCGGGAAATATATCTCTGGCAGGAGTATCGGTATCAAATAACGCTCTGCCTGTGAGAGTTGTTGTTGTAACTGGATAAGTACCAGTTGAAGGATCGTAAGTTCCCTGCGTTTCGTAAGTCACTGTCGCATCAAAAATAACATCCGTTACCGCTAAATTAACGGCATCGAAGGCTGCATCTGCGATTGCTGTGACTGTTGTACTCATCCACGCACCATTTTAAGTTGAGCGCCACCGTAAATTGTATATGGCGAAAGTAATCCCTCAATCGCTACAAATCGAGGCGTTTCTCTAAAGTTAGTAAACTCGACTTCTGTTTCTACTGGCCCTGCTTTGTTCTTCTCTCGAACCTTTGCACCACCTTCAACTGTAGCAAATACGTTTGTTCCCTGATGAATAATATAAGCTAACTCTGCTTGAGCGTCTTTTATATCCTGTGGAACAAAATCGGGATCGATAGGAAAATCTTTTACGAGATAAATACCTGTCAAACGAGGCCAAGCCATTGCTTGAAAGCGATGCTGTTGCTCTCCGACGAAAGTATAACTTCTGTTTATGTAGTCAGCAGCTTGTACTAATTGAGCCTCTTTTGCGGCTGTTGCGCCAGAGATTGTTACGTTTCTTTCTGTCCAGAAAGCCTCGTATTCAGCCACAGTGATATAGCTATTTGCTGACGCACTGCCTACTGTAGTCACTATCGCCATATCTTAACCCTTCTTAGTAGACGCTTTCTTTTTCGCGGGCTTTTTAGGAGCTTTGCCACCTTCCCACGCTTCATTCACTTCTGTTTTTGGATCGTCTGCTATGAGTTGACCCTTTTTGTTCCTTGCTCTTTTGGGTTCACCCTCGAAAAGCTCGTGTTTCTTGCTGTCGAAATCTGCCTCGTTGACCAATGCCCATCCATCTTTAGAGCCTTCGTGTTTTATTTTAATAAGATTCATGTTATCACCATTTAACTTTGGCAGCCCAAAAAGCCGCACTCATTCGCCCTTTTGCTATATTTCTTCGATGTCGTGAAAAGAAATTTCTTCGCGCATCTTTTTTAGCTTGGCTTTCTCCTTTTTTAGGTCTGCCAGAAGTTTTTGCTCCCTGCTGACCAAATCTAATAGTTTTAACCTTATCACCGACCTTCGCTAAAACAACATGGCTTTTTGTAGGGTGACTTGGGGTTCTCTTTGGCTTATTGTATCCTGCGACACCTAACCTTTTTATTCTAGGATCTCGCTTTCTCATCTAAGCCGCCTTAATGCTCTGCGTTCTGCCTTAGTGTATTTAGCCGATTGTTTGCCTGACTTTGTAGCCTTGTTCTTGGCTCGTGATCCTGCTGCCTTTTGTGCAGGAGTTAAGCTATCTCTTACGGCCTTTGGTAAGTAACGACTTTTCTTTTTCTTTCCTGTGTAATCCCACTTTTGACCAGTCCATTTTCTCAGCGATATTTGCGACTTCTTGAGAGCCATCTATCTGTACCCTCCTCCTGCTGCTTTATACCGACGAGCCAACATTTGAGCTTTCCTAGCACTCCATTGTCCTGCGCGACCGCCTTTTGATCCACGTTTGATAGCGTAAAACATTTGTTTCCGCATTTTAGGTTTTGTGTAGTTCCCTGCTGCGTTAACAGTTGATTTACGTTTCTTGGAGCGTCCTCTAGGCACTATTTTCTCTTTCTAGCCTTTTTCTTGGCTGTCATGCTTAACTGTGCAAAGTGATATAAGCGTTTGCTTGTTTTACCATGCGTCTTGCCAGAATGGATCTGACCGTTTGGCATCCTGTGAGTATTGCCCTTAAAGACAGTTCCATCTCGCAAGTAATGTTTAACGCCTTTTGCCATTATTTTTTTTTACCACCCTTTTTCTTTGGTGGACGACCCTTTTTAGTTCCGTAAGTACCCATTCCTTTTGGCATATTAATCTCCTGTTAATTGTTGCCCCACCTAAACAGTGCGTGTCCTAAGAAGATGGGGCAGAAAAGGGGCTTTCGCCCCTAATCTATTAGCCCATAAGAACCGCGATTGCGTCTGAGTTCCATGCTTTAACGCCCCAGACTGCACCAACCTGAATCATTGCTTTGTTGAAGCCTTTATAAACAGCAACCTCAAAGACCATTCCAGTTTGTGGATCTTGAACGACCATGATGTCCTCGGCAGCATCGCCACCTACTGGTTTAGCAGGCGCTCTCATTGCGATTTCCATTCCTGCTTGGTGCATCATTACGTTTGCAGTGTAGTTATTGCCTACTGTGATCGCTGCGTTATCTGCAACTGCCACTCGTAGACCAGTGTCACCGATAACCAAGTTGCCGCCTGCGAGAGCAGTGTTTACAACATAGTTATTTGTGTCGCCTGCGATTGAGATCACATCTCCTGCAACGATTGTACCTGAACCACCATCAGCAGGGATCGTAGTGTCACCGATTGCTGCTGAAGCATTGTTGACAAGGTAAGATGTACCTGTGCCTTTGGTGTGATCTTGTACCTGAGCGCTTTCTTTTAGTGAAACACCTTGCAAGTTAAGTAGCTCACCTCTTCGAAGAGTGTCGTCACTTCCTGCTGTGTTTACTTGAGAAAGCGTTGCTAAGTTACGAAGGTTAACTCCTGCACTTGTATTTACAACCAAGCTGATTAGACCGTCATTTGTTGGCATACCATTGTCAGCCAAGATTTGACGAGCTTCTGCAACTGTGTTGAAGTTTGAACCGAATGGAGTTGTTCCTGCTGTACCAACTGCACGAGAAGCGTTTTTATATGCTTCTTCAGCTAAATCAGCTTCCATTTCGTTTACAAGTGTTCGCATAGCTTGTTGAATTTGAGCGCCATATACTGTTTCGTATCCTGCGCCACCATCTAAGAAGCGTACATCTTCACCAGTGTATGGGATTTGAACACCACGCTGATTAGATATTGTCAGCGTTTTATTAGTTAGTGTTTGATCTGTTCCCTCTGGAATAGTCATACTTGGTGATATTGTTACTGCTGTTGCCGCAGGAGTAGCGAATGATCGCACGTTCTGCCCGACAGCAGCTTCTTCTGATCCTGCGTTCACTGTTGAAGCAGGAATAAAGCCTGTTAGTTCTCGGCCTACAATGTCAGCAGCTCTATAAATGTCAGCCGCCAGATCTGTTAGGGTATTAGCCATAACATTTTCCTTTCTGTTTAACGGTTAGCCATTAACGACCTTGCCGCCATCTTTGAAGAATAGTGAGCGTTCTCTTTGACCCATTGAATTGAATTGTGAGCGCGTCACCGATTTAACGCCAGACTTGCCGCCTGAACTCGCTGGAGGTTTACCGCCTCCTGAAACACCGCCATCCTTAACAAA